AACTCAATATTTCTAGATCTTGCAAAAGGAATTAACTGTGTGCTTACTGCAGAATCTCCAAGACTGATATTATCAAACGTTTCTTTGAATATTTGTCTTGTTCCAGTTCTGGTTTTTGTTCCGGTTTTTGTAACTGTTTGAAAGTCTGTTCTAGTTCCAAGCGTTCCTACCCAAGACTCCTCAGAATAATTTTTAACATTCTCTCCAGTCCAAGTGGTTTCCCAAGATCCCCAAGTTACAGGACCATATCCAGTTTGAGGATCAAATCCACCAGCAGTTAACTGAGAAATAGTTGAGTTGTAATTTCCCTCAACAGATGTTGTTTTTGCCGAAAGTCTTGTAGTATCTACCCAAACATCAGATGATGGATTAAGTTCAATTGTTCCATAGTAATAATTGACTAAGAATGGAGTTACATTTTCAACTCTTGTTGCAAATGGTTGAGATATATATTGAACCTCACCATATTCAAGAGTTAAAACCCTACCAGTTCTTCTTACACCAACGCCGTCTAGATCTGTAACAAATCTTTGATCAATTTGTGGACTTGCAGCTGTTCCAATTCCAATTAAAGCATTTGATCCAAGAACCAAATCAAGTTCTGTGGTGTAGTGTGAAGGTCTTAATTCGGAATTTTTAACATCAATACTATTTTTAACAATTGTCTTTTTAATTTGTGAGGTTGTTGATGAGAAATCATCAACAAAGAAACCTGATTTAAATCTATTTAATCCATCAGCATCTCTAATATAAAGATTAGACGTATCAGATTCTAAAAGGGAAAGTGAGGTATAAAACTCCAAATTCTTAATCCTAGTCTCAAGATTACTAATATCAGACATTCTATATCTTTTGTGCTGTTTCAAACTAACACTCACTTCATCAATGTCACAGAGATAAGCTGGTAAAGTTAAAGTTGCAACCTCTAAGGTGTTTTCAATAATATTTGGAGGTAGTGGAGTTTCTTCTGGTGTTCCATTTACTAATTGGAATACTCCATCTTTGCTCAAGAAAATTTTATCAATTCTTGGTAGATAGAATGAATAATCTAAAAGAATGGATTCGTCTGATGCAAGAACATTTGAGGCAGAATTTCCTTGTGAAGTAAAGTCTCTTGCTTGGAATTCAAATGGAGACAATGTTGATGAGGTAAACTCGGATACTCTTGGTCTAATGTCAATAATATCTGATGTTCTTATAGAATTAATAAATGGTAAGTCACAATAATCAAACTGTTCATAAGAATTTACTGTAGTGATATCTCCAGTATCTGAAGATGAAAAATCTGCATACTCAAATACAATTTTCAATCTTCTTGTTGGTTCTTTAGAAGATGGTTTTCTGATTATTCTAGAATAATCATAGATTGTATCTCTTCGTCCATTATCAAATGTAAAGTTTGAAGTGATATTATTATCACCGATACTACTGTCAGTTATTACTGCAGTTATGCCAGATTCCTTAAATGTAATTACTTCACCCGTCACAAAATTATTTGAGTTTAATGATATAAAATTGATTGTTAGATCATCAACTTTTCCAGCATAAAGTCCAACAAATTTGTTGTCTTTTCCAACAAATTCTTCTCCAACTAAAAGATCACCTGTTTTATTTGTTGGACCACTTAAAGATGTTAAAGTTAATGTTGGTAGTGATGCATCAGAAGTTCCACTTGATTCAAAAACTCCATGAATCTTAAAAACGTCTGGAACTAAAAGACAAATTTCTTCATCTTGAACTCTAGTCCCATATCCAGAACCAAAAGTCAGTCCATCATTTAAAGTAGATGCACCAATACCTGATTGTGAATATTTGGATTTTTCAACTACTATAGTCTTAACTCTATTTCTATTTTTAATTTTTGACTTTACATTAGTTTTTCTTAAAGTCGCAATCAATTTTGCAGGACTATCTGTTCCCAATCCATTAATTGTTAATGTTGTCCCACCACTGGTAAATACAAACTTATCAGAACTTAAAGGTTCTGTAGTTCCATCAGATCTAATAAGAACATATCTTTCTTCATCAAAGGGTAAGAAAGTCTCGTCAGCAGATCCTGATGTTATTGCTCCAGTAGAACTTGATGTAATTGTTACGTCAAATTGTTTTCTAATTGGTAAATCGGATGTTGTTAAATCTATAGAAGCAACATTTCTCTTTGGTAGTGCTGTGTATAAGGTATTATCTACAGAAGACTGGAATTTGGAGGTTAATACTCTAAAGTCGCTGGGATTAATTGTGGTTGTTGGGAGACCACCATCACAAACTCCAGAAACTGTTGTTATCCCAGAAATTACAATTGAATTTTGTGATACTGATGTTACTTTTGAAAAAGTTGGAACTGATAATCCGGGATTTGAATATGCAACAATGTTTCCAACAGTTGCAATTCCAACGAAATATTTTGATAAATCTGCACTTGTTACTGTACTAACTCCACCACTAGATGCACTAATATTAACAAGTCCAATTTGATTCAAGGTAGATTGAATTACATCCGCGTTGAATGTTGAAGCAGTTCCAACAATTCCATAAACTGATTTTACATCACTAGTGGAGTATGAAGTTATCGCAGTAGATACTCTATTGTTTTCTATACCATCAAATATAAAACTTTCTCCAACAGCAAAAAATCCTTTAGTGTTATATGCTGTTATAATTCCGGAATTTGTTACAGAATATCTGAGAAATCCTACAGCACCACTGGACTTACCTTTAATATGAGTTGGTGTTGATAATGTAATTGGTTCATTCAGTGTTATCTCTGTATAGGTTTGAATGTCATAGAATGATGCATCCCAAACATTTGTATCTGGATTTGTAGAATCATATGAACCAGATTCTAATGCAAAATCATAAACTCTAGCAAGACCAATTTCTTTACCTGAGGATGATGTTGCTGTTGCACCAATTCTATCACTTCTTAAACTTACAGTATATGAAGTTGAAATTCCAATAATCGGAGAACCACTCACTCTGTTTAGTGAATATGTTGGTCCCGTCAAATAATTAATACTTTGATTTTGAAGTGTTTTGGTAGTTCTTGGTTTCGGAAAATCCAAATATATTGGACTAATATTTTCTACTTCGTATCCCTGAACGTAAGCTTTGGTTGGACTTATCGCATAAGTTCCGAGATTATCACTTGGAACATTATTGTTGTAAGTTGTTTGGTTTTCAAAAAATACTCCTTTATTGCCTTTTAAATTATTTAAAGTTTCTTTTACTTGTATTCCTGGGGGAATTACATAATAATCTCCAGATTCGTCGTAAGTTCTTCTAGCAAATTCCTTTGCTAATTCATTATATTCAGTATTTTTTCTTACCTGAGTGATTTCACCATCACGAATAACCATCAACTCAATAAAGTTACTATACTTAATGCCATCATCTATGGGTTTCTTGGTAAGAAATGCTCTAATCTTTAACCTATCAGCTCCAGGTGCAGTATAATTTGAAAATCCTTTTGCATTATCATTTAAAGTACTATCAGAATCAGAATTTACAATTTCTTCAAATACTTCTAAACCAACTCTGTATGATGGAATGCTGCTATATGGTTCAAGAATTATTGTCTGTTCTGGCAGATCAATAAAGTACCCACGAATATAGTAAACACCAGAAGTTAAAGTTACTGCAGACCCTGTAGATAGTGCATTTTCTGGTAAAATAGTTGCAATACCTTCATTCGGTTGAATTGTTATTGTGTCATTCGATAAACCATTCTCAATGATTAGAGATTCTCCATTGAGAAATTTATCATTATCGTTTGAAGTTTCTAAGTAATTTACATAAAGAGTATAAGGTTCTCCTGGAAAAGCGGATCTATTCAGATATGCTTTTACTCTTGCTCTTACTCCAGAAACTGAACCAATAACAACTTTATTGAGTAAGTCTGAAAGATAATTAGATACTGAAATTCCAGAAAAAGACCTTTCAATTAATACTGAGTTAAAGGTATTTGCATAGTGAATACCACCACCTGTTACAGAATCCCCTTCCTTGAAAACATGATTTCCAAACTTTTCAATTTGATTTTGGAGAATCGATTGAATAGTTGTTAATTCTCTTGCTTGAACAGGATATCCTGGTTTAAATAAAACCTTATGATAATTTTTTGACGAGTCAAAATCATCAAAGTAGGGTGAGACGTTGAGGTTAGTTTCCTGTGGCATGATTCCTTAGAATTGCAAAATAACTTTAATATCTTCTTTTTGATTAATAGACCTAGTAATTGAAGGTCTATTATCTACATAAATTATATTTCCAGAATACTTTTTAACTTCTGGATTGGAAACACCATTGGTAAATGACTGTCCAAGGTAATATGTTCTACTATTTATTTGAGTAGATATACCTGTAAAATTTATATCAATACTCAAAGTTGCACTACCACCAATTATATTAACCGATCCTCCAGTAGATGGAGTTGCAGTAAATCTATTAAGTTGGAATCCATATGTTGGATTTGTTTTCAATGATCCATCAGTATTAAATCCAACTAAACTCTTATCCTGCCAATACTTTAAAACACCAGTATTTTGGTCATATGAAATGACTCTACCAACCGCAGTGGAACCAACACCAATTGTTTGAGTAACTGTGCTATCCGCAGTAAATGTGGCGGTACTATATCCAATTCCAGTCAATTTAACTGCATATGCTGCACTTGCTTTATCTAATGTTAATGTGGTTGATGAACCAAATGATTGTGGGTTTTCGACAATTCCAACTCTTGCTATTTGGTTTCCAGTAATAAAATCTGGATTTTCTGTATCATTTTCAATTCTAGAATAAACTAAAACATTATATGCTCCTAGTTCTCTGTAAATATCCGCACCATGACCTCCTTGTGGAGGAATAATTACATTAAAAATAGGAGATGTGGAACCAGTTGGGACGTTTCCGGATACTAAATCAACAGTTCCATAAGTGTATCCAGATCCACCTTTGGATATTGTTACAGATTCCACTTTAGAATCATTATTAATAACAACAGTTGCTTCTGCTCCAGAACCATCACCTTTGATTGGAACTCTAGTATAGGTTCTATTTGCAGTTCCAAGTCCAACACCACGATTTGTAATGGTTACAATTTTTAACTGACCACTAGATGCTGCATTGTTTCTTACTGCTGCATCCGTTGAATTTGTTGCCCAGTTACTTGGAACAGGCATAAAGTTTGTCGAATCAAACTTCACCAGTTCACTTGGTTTGATGGTATAAAGATACTTCCATACATATCCATCACCACTATCACCTGCAGTTCTTGGTTCTAAATCAGTAAATGTTGGTTGGTCTAATGATGGTCTCCCTGTTGGATTTTCTGGATCAGTTCCATTTTGAAGACAAATATAAACTCTATAATCTTCATTTACAACATAATAATTTGCAGAGTATAAATTTGTTGCTCCAGATGGTTTTGATGTATTTGTTCTGCTGATATCATGACGATACATGTCATAGGTAGTTCCTGAAATCCAGGTGATTTTTCTAATCACTTGACGAATATCACTTTCTCCAATTTTTTTCAATGCAATCATAGTGTCCCAATAATCATTCTCCTGTTCAAAAGAATCTTTTGGTGCGGGAGGAGTTGTGTCCCATGTGGATGAGTAATCAGTTGCATTTGGAAGACCTACAAAAGAATAATAAGAGTTTGTTGAAGAAGTTGCTGCAGAAACAAAATTCTTCGCATTTAGTATTCTTAATTGATCAGTTATGATTGCTGACATTTCTAGATGTTTTTTACTTATTTATTATAGACACCACGAGGAAATACTTGGCCACTGGATGGTCTTCTGCCAGTTAACCAACCAGGTCTTGTTTCTGTAAAGGAAATATCTCTATTTTTAGCAGCTGGATCTGGAATATTTACAGTAAAAGATGCTTGAGTAGCAATAAAAGCAGTCGTTGTTGTAAATCCAGTAACTGCTGTTCCTAGATTAGGGATGGTAAAATCTGCCATCAGACAGTCCTCGCACAGAAGAGAATACCAGCAGTTTCACTATTCTTATTATAAGAACCAGTAATCACAGTGTAAACTTCAGATCCACTGATAGTAATCGTATCTCCTTGCTTGATATCTTGTCCTGATTGTGTTAACTTAAAGTCAATCAAAACAAAGTCATCAGGCATATAATAAGGACAAGGAATAAGATTTCCGTTAATAGGAATACCCTTGATTACCGAAGTATATGTTGTGATTGGATATCTATTTCCATAGATATTATCACCCGTCGATTCTATTTGACCCTCATTCTTAAACCCACCATTCCTTGTGAAAATAGTGGCTTCATTATTTGTGGGTGAATTGTAATCTGCCATTCCAGATCCAGTTGAAGCAGTATAACTTGTTTGAGAAGATGCTATTGTATAATTTTGTGCTTTAAGTCCATAGTGAGATGATTGATTATAAATCTGGGACCATCCTGCTTCTGCGGATCTTGTTGTTAACTGATACTCACTAGTAGTAATGTTATTTCCCACCAAAAGTGTCCTAAATCCCAAGGAAGTAGTATTTCCATTAGTTTGATCAAGTGAATCCTCAGGAACAACAAATGTTACCCCCGCAGAGAATACTTCATCATAATCCCAAAGAACTGAGTCAAAATTGTGAATAATAAATGTTGAGAAAGTGCTATCGTTTAGTGTACCACTAACTGATGGTTGATTAAAAGAAAGAACGGCAAAATCGGTATCAATAGAAGAACGATAAATGTTTAATTTTAGATCGTGTGTTGTTGGTGAGTTTGATGTTGCATATCTGAACAAATCATCATATTGACCACTGACTTGGGCATAGTCGTCACCGAGACGATCTAAACTATTATAATAATAGTTTAAAGCGATAACGGGTACATCTAATAACTGCGTTCCTCTAAAGGAATCTCTACGTTGTCCACCTTTGTCAGAAGTATTGGTGGTATCAAAAGGAAAGAATGAACTACCAGCATATAATCCCATCTGATAATCACTATAAGTCTTAAATCCTCTATAAGTTACTCCAAATCTTTTACTGGTATCAAAGTCTTGCTTTAATACTCCCCAAGGACGAGTGCTATCTTCAGAAGGTGTAAAGTTCTTATCAAAAAATGCATTGGTTGATCCATATCCAACAGGAGTTGCACCACCATCAACTGCTACAGTAATACCAATTGCCACTGCAGATCCACCACCAAT